GCAAGGAGTTTGAGCAGGAGAAAGAACAGATAGAGAAGCGTTTAAAGCAGCAGGTATCTGACTTGATGGGGGACACACCTATCAATCTAAATAGTCCAGAGCAGATGTCTTGGGTTATCTATAGTAGAAAGCCTGACAACAAAGCTCTGTGGGCTAATCTGTTTACACCTTATATGTCTAAGGAAGATTTTACTAATGAGGTAAACAATCACTCTTCTATCATATACAAGACTAAGGCGGGTCAGTGCTTTGCTTGCTACGGCACAGGTAAGGAGAAGAAGCTAAAGAAAGATGGCACACCTTATGCAAAGCTACCAACATGTAAGCAGTGTGGTGGTATTGGGTATCGCTTTACACCAACACAGTCCATTGCGGGTCTAAAGTTTAAGGCACCTAGTGCTAAATGGGTTAGCGCACATGGATTTAGCACAAGTAAAAAGATGCTGGATGTGTTAGCTAACTCAGCTAGGAAGAGTGGGTTTGTTGAGGCTGAGAGGTTTCTTACAGACCTGCAGCGTTTGTCTGCTCTAGAAACATACCTGTCATCTTTTGTGGACGGTATTCAGACACACACCAAGTCTGATGGTCGGCTGCATGTACGTTTATTGCAGCACAGGACTGCTACCGGGCGTTTTTCTGGTGCAGACCCTAACATGCAGAACATGCCTAGAGGTGGTACGTTCCCTGTGAAGAAGATCTTTGTGTCACGTTGGGAAGGTGGCAAGATACTTGAAGCTGACTTTGCACAGCTAGAGTTTAGAACTGCAGCATATTTGTCACAGGACAAAGTTGCAATGCAGGAGATAAGCGAAGGCTTTGATGTGCATAGTTATACTGCAAAGGTTATCACAGATGCAGGACAGCCTACATCTAGACAAGAAGCTAAAGCACATACCTTTGCTCCTCTGTATGGAGCTACAGGGTTTGGCAGGTCTGAAGCAGAAGCTATGTATTACGAGCAGTTTGGTGACAAGTATAAGGGTGTGTCTGCATGGCACAAGAAGTTAGGTGATGAAGCTATCAATACAGGACGTGTTGGTATTCCTTCAGGACGTTCCTTCTCTTTCCCTGATGTAGTACGTAAAGGTAATGGTACAGTTACATACTTTACACAGATAAAGAATTATCCTGTGCAAGCGTTTGCTACTGCAGACATTGTGCCACTAATTCTTATTACGATTGATAGTATGCTCATGCCTTTACAGAGTTGTATTGTAAATACTGTGCATGATTCAATAGTGATTGACGTTCATCCTGCAGAGGTGGACATGGTATTACAAGTAGTAGAGAGTATAAATAGTAACATGAAATCTATCATTGATACACGTTGGAACATAGACTTTAATGTGCCTTTGAAATTAGATGCAAAAATAGGTGACAACTGGCTTGACACTAAAGATGTATGATGGTATAACTATAACACTTTTTTAAATTATAAGGAGAATATATATGAATGAAGTAGTAACAATAAATGGAAACTTTGACGATATGGCTAAAGCTATGGGCATGGCAGAACCTGTGGGTACTGAGATCACTAAGAAGTCTGCTAGTTCTTTGGCTAGACTAAAGCTTAGTCACACACCTATCATGGGTACAACAGAAATCAATGGTAAGACAGTGAATGTTGAGACCATACCATCTGGTGCTTATAAAGTAGAAGTACCTGATGATGGTCAGTACTACCAGTCTGATATTGAGATCAGACCTTTCATGCAAAGGTATATGTATAAGAGGTTTATCAAGGGCAATGATAGTACACCTAATCGTTATGTTAAGACAGTAATGTCTGACAATCTTAACGTTGATCTGAAGGATAACGATGGTGGCTTCAACTGTGGCAAACCTGCAGGATATATACAGGACTTTGCTTCTCTGCCTGACAAGCAGAAGGAACTGATCAGACAGATCAAACGAGTCAGAGTTATACTAGGGCTTGCTAAGTTTGATAAGGCTCTCAAAGTTGAGGGTGACTACAGCAGTGAAGCTGATCTAGGTTATATACCTTTCATATGGGAAGTAGATAACCGTGAAGCATTCAAAACTGTTGGGGATGTCTTTGTAAAGCTTTCTAAGATGAAGAGACTACCAGTTAATCACACTGTATATGCTTCATCTGAAGAGAGAAAACTACCGAATGGTAACAGCTACTATGTGCCAAGCACAAGGCTAGACCTTACCAATAAGGTAGAGACATCTGACAAAGATCAGGAACTCTTTGGTGATCTTCTGTCTTGGGTTACTAACTACAACCAGTATATCATGAATCAGTGGGATGAGAATGTTCATTCCAAAGAGGACATTGATCCTGCTGTTGTGGAAACTTTCATCGACATTACAAGTGAAGAGAAAGTTCAGTAACCATGAATCACAAGGCAGAACTTAAACTGCACCGATTCCTAGACCAAGCCACTGACGGTAAGAAGGTGTTGTCTGATGCAAACATTGATAAGATTTGTGATGACATAAAAGAAGCCTTACACCGTCAGTTTGGCTCTAAAAATACTAGGAAAGAGTTCAGACTTAGGATGTCTAACATAGGCAAGCCTACCTGTCAGCTTTGGTTTGAGAAAAATAAACCAGAGGAAGCACTTCCTTTTCCTAACAACTTTGTAATGAACATGATGTTAGGGGACATAGTTGAGTCTGTGTTCAAGGGATTGCTTAGACAGGCAGGTGTAGCCTTTGAGGATTCTAAGAAAGTGTCTATGGATCTAACTATAGATTCTAATATAGAGGGGACATATGACATAATCATGGACGATGCAGTTGACGATATTAAGTCTGCATCTGATTGGTCATACAGGAATAAGTTTGAATCATTTGATACTCTTGCTAATGGTGATGCATTTGGTTATGTAGGACAGTTAGCAGGGTATGCACAGGCTTTGAATAAGAAAGCAGGTGGATGGTGGGTAATAAATAAATCTAATGGTAGCTTTAAATATGTACCTGCCACTGGTTTAGACTTGACAAAAGAAGTGGATAAACTATCTGATAATGTAAGCGTAGTACAGAGTAACAAGTTCAAAAGATGTTTTGATGCAGTTGAAGAAACATTCAGAGGTAAGCCTACAGGAAATAAAATCTTAGGAACGACATGCTCATTCTGTAGATTTAAACATTCTTGTTGGACTAACTTGCAGGAGCTACCTTCTCTGGTATCTCAGGCAAAAGAACCAAAGATAGTTTCATATGTTGAAATAAGAAAGGAGAAACTTATATGACAAACAAAGAACCCACACTAGAGGAGATGGCTGAACAGATCTCCGATTTACAAACACAGCTTTCAGAAATGAAGAAAGCATATAATGAGAAGAAGTATGCTGCCTATAATGCTGCGAAAGAAGCATACCTAGCAGAAGCAAAAGCTTTGTATGGTGATAGGCATGTTCCTCTATCAAAGACATATTCTATTTGGTGGTAGGTGTTATACACTTCTAAACAGTATAAGGTAGCACGTAAGTTAGGCTACCGTAGTGGACTTGAGGTTAAGCTCTCAGAGTTTCTTGATGAACTAAAAGTAAAATATATTTACGAGGGCATCAAGATAGAGTGGGAAGACTTGGCTTACAGACATTACACACCTGACTTTGTGCTACCTAATGGTATTATAATAGAAACAAAAGGACTCTTCACTGTAGAGGACAGAAGAAAACACATATGTATTAAGAAACAGCACCCCAAGTTAGACATACGTTTTGTGTTTACAAGTAGTAAAAGAAAGATTAAGAAAGGTTCTAAGACTAGCTATGGAGATTGGTGTGAGAAAAACAAGTTCCTATACTATGACAGAATAATACCAGAGCCTTGGCTTAAAGAACGTAAAAAGAAACCACTTCCTGAACTCATAGAGTTTCCAAGAAAAAAGATTATAAGGAGTTTTAAATGACACAAGACGGATTTAAAGATTTACATTTCAAATTAGATGACCAAGACATTCTAATAAGAATGCAACCTATACTAGATCACCAGAACAATTGGACAGGAGATGTTAACTTACAAGTTATAGACTCAATAGCAAACCCTCTATCCGATAGAGACTTTAATGATATAATGTTCTTTGCTCGTATGACCCTCATAAGTATTGATCTACTTAGATCTGATGCAGATCATTCTAAAAAAGTATACGAGATTGCTAGATCAGAGATGGAAGAACAATTGAAAAAACCAGTTGCAATTACCAATATAAATGGTAATGTAATTAAGGTAGACTTTAAAGCAATGAAAAAGAAACTAAATGGGAGTGCATGATATGGCAAAATGGGATATAGATTGTAAGGACAAAGATATGGTAAACAATCCACCACACTATAACAAATACGGTGTAGAGTGCATCGAAGCTATTCAGTCAGCTACAGGTGAAGGATACGAGTATTATTTGCAGGGTAATATTATTAAGTATCTTTGGAGATACCGATACAAGAATGGTGTGCAAGATCTAGAGAAAGCACAGTGGTATCTTAGTCGTTTGATTGAGATCAAAAAGAAAGAAGAAGCACCTGACGTTATGGGTACAAGCTTTGGTATTGAGTTGAGTGATGGTTGTTAAAGTATATCTTACTCTTGATCTAGATAAAGACGAGTATCCTGTTCCTGCTGACGGTGATCCTAGTGAAGAGATACAACAAGCCTTAGAAGAGTTTATCTATGATATTGATGGACTAAAAGTAAAACACATTCGAATAACATTGGAGGATTAATATGAATGATTATCAAAAATTTATAGCAATATCTAGATATGCTAGATGGATTGACAAAGAGAACAGAAGAGAAACATGGGACGAAACTGTACAAAGATATGTGGACTATATTACTGAGAAAGTAAAAGGACACTTACCTAAACAACAGATATTTGAAGCTATAAAAAATCTAGAGGTTATGCCATCTATGAGAGCTTTGATGACTGCAGGTTCTGCACTTGAGAGAGACAATACAGCAGGATATAACTGTAGCTATTTGCCTGTTGATGACCCAAAAGCTTTTGATGAAGCTATGTATATTCTTTTATGTGGTACAGGTGTAGGATTCTCTGTTGAAAGACAGTATGTATCTCAGCTACCAGAGATTCCACAAACTTTAGACGAAGTTGACACATGCATAGAGGTACAAGATAGCAA